ATGCGTTAGGCTACAAATCAACAGAGTTTATCATGGAAGCCGTGAAGCTTGGAGCTAATCCGGTAGCGGATGCAGTAAGAGCAAATCTTAATGCCATTCCAACGGATGACAGCTACAAGAAAAAAGGTGAGGTGCGTGCTGGCTTGCGAAGTATTCAAAAAGTCGGATTACAGCAAAGTTTAGGTATAGCACCAATTAGAAACGACAACGGTTTTATAAATGTAAAAGTTGGTTTTGACGGATATAACAGCATGGAAACGCTTAAATATCCGGGCGGTCAGCCTAATGCGATGATAGCACGGTCGATTGAATCCGGTACATCAATTATGCAGGCGCATCCATTTGTAGGACCTGCCGTGAGCAAGTCCCGGAAACAGGCCGAGAAAATCATGGAACAGTCAATAGACAAATCAATAAGTGAAATTATGAATTAATTGAGGGGGTTTAAAATATGGCAGCGGGAAAAGTTTGCACTGGGTTTTCTCTTCCTTACGTGGCTAAATATTCTAACACCGGAAACGCCGTAACATATTCCAACGGAATGAAGCTTGCAAGGGGCGTCAATGTTTCGATTGACCCGGAGTCTTCTGAAGATAATGGCTTTTATGCGGATAATGTTCTGTCTGAAAATGCTGATGCTACTTTCACAAGCGCAACCCTGACGCTTACGGTCGATGGTCTGCTTGCAGCGGCTGAAGAGTTAATCATGGGCGTTGCAGCCCCGTCCGGCACTGACGGTTGGATTGCTTATGGCGATGATCAGTCCGTACCTTATGTTGGTGTCGGATTTATCGCCCGGTATATGTCCGATGGCGTGACCACATTTACGCCTATCGTGCTTGCAAAGTGTATGTTTAACCAGATTCCGACAAACGCCGAAACGCAGGAAGAACAGATCAATTGGCAGACGCAGGAACTGACCGCAAGAGTAATGCGTGGCGATGATGCAAAGCATAATTGGAAATATATCGGCGGTGATTTTGAGACCGAAGCGGCAGCAGAGGCGGCGCTTAGAACAAAATTGGGTATCACAGCATAAGAAAGGCTTTTATATGATTATCAACGGTAAGGACATCAAATTTTTCTACAGTCTGTGGGCAAAAACCGAAAGCGACAACTACATTTTATCGCACGAGAAAGAGGCTATTTCTAAAGCGTCTTTGCAGCTTGCATTGACGATGAACGAAGCGGCGATCCGGGCCGGGATGGAAACAGAACGTTTAACCCCAAAGGATTTTGAGGTATTGCCCGCTAGTGATTTCGAAGCAATCAGCGCCGAGGTCATGGCACAGATTGAAAAAGATTCCAAAACTACCGTGGAAGTAAAGCCGAAGGGAAAAAAAACGGAAAACGAATAAATCTTAATCGGGCATGGTATATTTTTTACGGTGCGCAGATGGGAATGAATAGGCAAGAGGTTTTGAACAGTCCATATGGAGAGTTTATGGATTTAATCTCTTGCCTTTCCGTTTATAACGGCAATGCGGAAGTTGTGGAAAAGAAGAAACCAAAAACATTTGATGACGTAATGAGCATGGATTGATGCGGTCACAAGACCGCCGTAGAAAGAGGGTGGTTTTGAGTGGCTGTTAATATCGGCCCTCGACTATAACGAATCGGTATAGAAGGGGAAGCGGAATACAGGAAACAAATAAATAATATCGTTCAGACTCAGAAGACACTTACCGCCGAGATGCAAAAAACGGAAAGCGCATTCGGAAAGAACGCAAACGCACAGGCAAAAGCGGCGGCAAAGTCTGACCTGTTAGTTAGAAAGATAGCAGAACAGGAAAGACACGTCAGGAAGTTACAAGCAGGGCTTGAACAGTCTGCACAGAAATTTGGGGAAAACGATACAAAAACCCTAAAATGGAAAGAAGCTCTTGCGAGCGCAGAAACAGAACTCAATAAGCTGAACGCCGAACTCGACGAACTGGATAAAAAGCAAAGTATCGGACAGAGGTTGCAGGAAGCCGGGCAGTCAATATCGGGACTTGGTCAGAAAATCACCTCTGTAGGTGATACGATGACCAAATATGTCAGCGCTCCTATTTTGGGACTTGGTGCGGTATCTGTCAAAACTGCTATGGATTTTGAGACATCCATGGCAAAAGTACAGACCATTGCGGACACAACAAGCGTCCCGATTGGAGACTTAAGGAAAAGTATACTGGATCTTTCCAGTGATACCGGGATAGCGGCAACAGACATAGCAGAATCCGTATATAACGCAATCTCTGCCGGACAGTCAACCGCCGATGCAGTCGGCTTTGTTGAGACCGCATCCGAGCTTGCGAAAGCCGGGTTCACGGATGTCGGGAATTCTATTGACGTTTTAACAACGATCCTTAACTCGTATGGACTGGAAGCCAAAGATGTAACCGGGGTTTCTGACAGGCTGATAACGGTACAAAATCGAGGTAAAACCACCATTGCACAGCTGTCTAGCACCATGGGCAAAGTAATCCCCACGGCGGCAGCTTTTGGCGTGAACCTTGACAATGTTTCAGCCGCTTATGTTGTGCTTACCAAAAACGGCATTGCAACCGCTGAAGCAACGACCTATTTTAACTCGATGCTTAACGAGTTAGGCAAGAGCGGAACCAAAGCAAGCGAGATTATAAAAAAGCGTACCGGGCAGAGTTTCACAGAACTCATGAAATCCGGTTCGAACGTTGCGGACGTTCTGAAGATCCTGAAGGATGAAGCCGACAAGTCCAACCTTTCTCTTGCTGATATGTTTGGAAGTGCTGAAGCCGGAAAAGCCGCATTGACAATTCTTTCCGATGGCGGGACAGAGTTTGTTAATTCGATGGATGCTATGCAGTCAGCTGCGGGAGCCACAACAACGGCTTTTGAAACGATGGCAGACACGACAGCCGCCAAAATGCAAAGGACCTTAAACAACATCAAGAATACAGGCATCGAAGCGGGAAGCAATCTGCTTGAAATGTTGGAACCTGGCATCGAGGCGGTTGGTCAGGAAATCGAAAAACTTTCTAAATGGTATAGCAACCTCGACAAAGAAACACAAACAAGCGTATCAAAGGCAGCTGTAGCTCTTGGTGTTGGTGGGCCGCTGATTTCTGCGATTGGAAAGACGGTTGATGCAGTCGGAAAGATAACAACAGCGGTTGGTAAAGCAATTAGCGAATTTTCCAGGTTTGGTGGTGCGTCCGTCCTTGGGCCTCTTGCGGTTGCAGCTGGGGCGGTCGGTCTTGCGGCGTGGTCGATTGAGACATCCAAAAACGCTCATATTGAAGGGTATGACGAATGGATGACAAAAGTCGAAGAGTTGGGGCAGACTGCCGAAAACGTCAAGCAGAAAACAGCCGAACTTAACAAGTCAATGGGCGAAATCCTGCAAGGCGTGACAATTGAAACACAGCCTATTAAGGATTTACAGACACAGTTACATTCTTGTTTTGAAGAAAACGGAAAACTGAAGGGTGGAATGGAAGAAACCGCCCGAACGATTATGGAAGACATAAACGCCGCACTCGGTTCAGACCTTCCGACAACATTTTCCGACAACATGAATGAAAACCTCACGGCAATACAAAAAGTCGATAATGCTGTGCAGGGATATATTGCAAGCTTGCAGAAAGCCGCAATACAGGAAGCAATGGGGGCTGATTTTGTTGAGGCATGGCAAAATGAGGCAACCTCATGGGAAGCTATGCAGACAGCCGCCAGCAATTACGAATCAAAGCTTGCGGAAGTTACCAGTACACAGGGCCGATTGAACGAACTGCAAGAAATGTTCAGCGGTGTTACTGATTGGGAAAACTTTGGTCAGGTTTTGAGCGATGGCAAGACCACATTAGGAGAAGCAAAGGCCGAATACGAAGACCTTTTGAGGGTACAGGCAGACCAGAACACAGAGTTGCAGGACATGGAACAAGCCTATATTGAAAATGCAGAATCTTGCGCTGAAGCTACCGCACAGGTAGAAACGTTTAATAAGGTTATGGCACTACTGGAAGCCGGGAAACCCGATGAAGCAGCAAAAGCTTTTGCGGAAATGTCCTCAAACGTAGAAGCAGCAAAGAGCGAAATTCAGAAAGGTTTTGTCCCTGCGCTAAAGAAAGCCGGGAAAGCGGTTGAAAAGTTTTTGAGCGACCCGTGGACTTTAAAAGCAAACGCCGAAATTGACGGAGCCGAAAAGGAAAGCCGGAACGCTAAAAACATCATGACAAAAATCCTTTCGAACGTCCGGGCGAATGTCTCTGGGGTTGACGGAAGCAGCACCGCTGCAAATGCCGCCAAAGTTACCATGACGGCGATACTTGCAGGATTAACCGCTACAGTTGGCGGTGTTGCGGGTGCAAGCACGGCGGCAAGCACGGCAAAGAGTTTGATGCAGTCCATTTTTGACAATCCGTTAATTGCAAGGATTAACGAGGTCACGGGATGGGCGAGCGCTGTGCAGAGTGCTTGGTCAAGTATGCAAGCGTGGTTTAATAATAACCCGCTCGTTTCTTACGTGCAGGAAGTTGTACAGACAGTAAGAAGTCCGGGATGGAATTGGTCAGGATTATTTGGAGGTTCCGACCACAAAGCAAATGGTGGATTTATCACACATGAGCATCTTTCGTGGGTCGGTGAAGGAAATAAACCGGAAGTAATTATTCCGCTTTCCCCGTCAAAACGTGGCCGGGCGATGAGCCTTTACAAACAGACCGGAGCGATTTTGGGAGCCGGAAACGGTGGAACCGTCAATAATAGCACAACAAATTTAGGCGGTGTAAGTATTAACGTCTATGCGTCCCCGACACAATCAGCGGACGAGATAGCTGACGTAGTATCTAAACGTATAGCACAACAGGTTTATAGTAGAGGGGCGGTGTTTGCTTAATGTTAATTAGAGAGCCGACCACACCGGGGAGCTATTTTGTTTATAACGGTTTTAATTCCGCTGATTATGGCGTGTTTATTTCTGGGGTTGGGATTTTCCCGGCCCCGGAAAGAATCGTTGATGTTATCACGGTGCCGGGGCGGTCGGGGAATATCATTTTTGATAATAAACGTTTTGAGAATCTCGATATAACCGTGCCGTGTTACATTCCCCGGAGATTCCAGAACCGTTTTGCAGATTTCAAAGCGGCTATGCTTTCCGATACTGGTTATCATAGATTGGAGTTTTCACAAGATTCCGACCACTTCCGGGAAGCATACGTCACAGGCCCGGTTACACCGTCAACAGGCCCACTTAACAGATCAGGACAGTTTGACATCACTTTCCACTGCAAGCCGCAAAGGTTTCTGAAGTTGGGAGAAAGAACCATTGTTTTGACTGGAACCGGGGAAATAACAAACCCGACTTTGTACCATGCAAAGCCGCTGATTCAGATTACCGGGACTCAACACGGTTCGTTTATGCTTGATTTTTCCGGGGGAGCCGGGTCAAGCGAAAACTGGAATATAGAAGTCAAGGACAACGTTACCGGGATTTGTTATTTAGACAGTGAGTCAGGTAATGCGTATTACGAGCGGACATCTGCTGGG